AAATAATACATATTTTGTATGTTTATTCAATTTATGTAATGGTGTTACATAATTTTCAAATAAATCTTCATCATTATTTGTTTCTTCTGATTGCTTTGCATATGATTGCTTTGCATATTCATTGTCAGAATCTGATTCAATTTCATGAAATTCTTCTTCTATCTTTTTTTCTTGTTTTTTATGAATTTTACTCATTCTTTTACAATGTTATATATATATATTTATTTCTTTTGTTCTAAATATTTTTCAATTTTTTACATATCTAATGGTGCTCCTGGAATATCCTTAGGTATATTTAATAATTTTTGTGTTTCTATTTCAAAATAACATGGATAATTTATTAAAGGAGTTCTATTATTATTTTCTATTAAATTTGCTCCTGTATTACAATCTATACCACAAGCTACTCTTGGACATTCATATCTTCCTGGTTTCATCCATGGATTTAAATGATCATCTTTTTGCCATGCACAATATCCTCCTCTTCCTAAATCATCATATTGACACTTACATTTTTTATATTCTTGATTCTCGATTCCTCTCTTAACCATATCTGATTTTTGATATCCTTCTACATCTCCATTAAATATTTCAGAACTTAACCATGCTGGATCACTTATTTTACCTACTTCTTTATATTCTGCATGAGGAGGTATTATTTCATGTTTTATAATATTTGAATTCATTTCTTTTCTTAAATCTTCTCTATTTGGTATAAAATATATTTTATTATTTTTTGAAAATCTTACTCTTCTATCATTTTTATTTATTTTTCTAAATATCAATATTAATATTATTATTGCTAAAATTACTATCAACCAATTTATATTTTTCATAACTATAATCAAATATATATTTATTAAATATATATTTTTTTTATTTATTATAATGTTGATAATTCATTTATTAACTCTTGTCTAGTTCTTACTTCTCTATTATATTCTCTCATATTATCTTCACTTTCTCTATTCATTTCTTTAGCTTCTCTTTGTATATCTGATTTTTCTACTGTATTTTCCCATTCATCTTCATCATCTTTCCTCATTTTTCTACCTCTTAAGACTTGTCTATCCATTTGTCTATTATCTTCTTTACTCATATCTTTTTTTTCTGTTCCTTTTAAATTATCATCTTTTTCACATACTGGACATGCTGGACATGGGGGACAATAATCTAAAACTTGTCTATCTTCTATTCTTCCAGATTTTCTATAGTTTAATGGTGTTTCTGATTCTGGATATTTTAATGATTTTTGAGACTCTTCTGTCATTTTTTTATCGAAATTTCTGTAGATTTTTTTATTTTCTAAATCACTTAATCTATCAGAATCATATACATCTTCATTACCTTGTATTTTTGCTAATTCTTGTTTTGATATTACATCATCCATTCTCTGATGATAAACTGTATCATGTTCAGGATTAGGATCATATTTTATATCTCCTTCTTTTGTTATTATTGGTTTTGTATAAAACATTTCCCAATTCATTATCTTATTTTTTGATAACATATACATTTGTGTTACTAATATTATTACCAACAATAGTATTATAACTAATAATAATTTATTTATCAATAACATTATCTATTATATATCTTTATATAATAAATATTTTTATTATTTTATATATTATTTTTATTATTTTATATATTATTTTTTATTATTTTAGTTTATTATATTTTTATAAACATTGATCACATGTTCCAGTTCGTGAAAATGATGGATATTCTAATGATCCGCCAAAATTGCCTCTACCATCTTTACAAAATAATTGGTATTGTCCTGGATTATTAAAATTCTCTCTTTTTTTTTCTATTAATTTATATAATATTGATAAAATTATTAATACTACTAAGAGAACTAAAACTTTATTTAACATTCTTTTTATACTGTAATATATATTTATTAAATATATATTTTTTTTATTATAGTTGTATATATTATTTTTTTTATTTTTTATAATTAAATTAAGATATTTATAGAAATTTTATAGAAATTTATTACAATAGTTTATCAATTACATCAAGATCTATTTTCCATAAATCTTTAGGTGTTTTCTTTTGTAAAGTTTTATATTCTGCTTCTTTTTTTTCTTGTAAATTTTTTAGTTCTTCTATTCTTTTTTTAGTTAAACTTCTTATTTGCATTGTTATTAAATAATCGTATGAATCTTCAACTTTAACAAATATTATTATATCAGAGTCTTCATTTATTTTATTTAATTGTTCTATAATTTTTTCTTCATCTATATTTAATATTTTTAGTTCTCCTGAAACAAATCGTTGAATAAATTCTACTTTTGATCGGATTATATCTAATTCTTCTTTTAATTTTTCTAAATTATATTCTCTTCTTTTTACATAATAATTTAATCGAATATCATAGAATATTTTTAATATTTCTAATGGATCTTCAAATTTCTGAATTGATCCACTTTCATTATAGAAATGAATATTAGACATACTCGTATTCTTTGAATCTATTAAACCAAATTTCTTTAATAATTGTGGAATATCTTCTATTAAATCATCATAATTATCTTCTGTAAATTTCAATGTAAAATTTACTTTATTTTCTGTGCTATCATTTTTAAATGATGATAATATTTGTTTCTTTGCTCCAGATTTTTCACTTGTATTTCCGACTAACATTTTATCTAAATCTTCTTTAAATTTATCAGTCCAATAACCGATAGGTAGTTCAGATATATGGATACTATTTTTATTTTCATCTAATTTGTATATACCTTTACTAAAGTATTTTCCATTTTCTGAATAAATATCTCCTTCAAATCCTTTATACCATGGTTTCATTTCTTTTGGATCATTTCCTTTAATTAATTCTTTTAAATTATATATGATATCTTTAGGATTAAAACATGGAAGACTGGTGCTAAAACCAGTTCCTATTCCAGTTGCTCCATTTACTAATATCATAGGTATTACGGGAACATAATAATATGGTTCTATTGTTGAACCATCATCATCTCTATATTCCAATAATGGATAATCTTCTGGATGATAGATTGCTTTCGTTAGTTTCGATAATTTTGTAAATATATATCTGGGTGATGCTGCATCTTTTCCACCTTGTAAGCGTGTTCCAAAATTTCCGATAGGTTCTAATAAATTTATATTATTTGATCCTACAAAATTTTGAGCCATACCTATTATAGTTTCATTTAAACTTTGCTCACCATGATGATAAGCACTATGCTCACTAATATAACCACTTAATTGGGCTACTTTTATTTCACTTGATACTATATTTTTCTTTAAACTACCATATAATACTTTTCGTTGAGATACTTTTAATCCATCTATCATATTTGGAATGGATCTTTCACAATCATAATTAGAAAAATGGATAAAATCTTTATGAAAAAAATCTGTGATTGGTATTATTTTTGCTGTTGTATCCAATATTCTATTTCTATCATATTGCATTAACCAATCTTTTCTATCATCAGAACGATCTTTTTCAAATGCTAATCTTATGATATCTTTATCTTCTTCTTCACCATTATATTGATAGATTAATTGATTTTTTATTAAATCTTTAAAATATTCTTTTGCTTCTGAACTTGTTGATGTTCCTAAACCTTTGTAATATTTTATGAACCATTGTTGTAAATTTGATTCTGTTATTTTCCAATATTCAAAAGCACTTAAACTATAAAATGTTTTTATTTGTTTTCCTTTTGATGCTTTCACAATAGGTGTTCTCATGGATGTTAAAAATCCATCTACTTCTGCTAATGAAGGCCAGAAATTCTCTATCCAATTCATTATTAAACCTTTTATATGTGATCCATCCACATCCTGATCTGTTAAGATCATTAATGAACCATATCTTAAATCTGATAAATTCTCATTATCATATTCTTTTCCATATTGAAGACCCAATATTTTTACTAGATTTGATATTTCTGTATTTTCACTTACTTTTGTCGCTTCTGCATCTCTTACATTTAATAGTTTTCCTTTTAATGGAAAAACACCATATTTATCACGTCCTATTATTTCTAATCCTGCTATTGCAAATGCTTTTGCTGAATCACCTTCTGTTAATATTAAAGTGCATTGTGCTGATTTTTTAGTTCCAGCCCAATTAGCGTCATCTAGTTTTGGTATTCCTCTTAATGTTGTTTGTTTTTTTCCATCTGTTTTTGACAATATTTCAGTTGAATCTTTATATTCACTATATTTTAACGCTTTCTCTAATATTCCTGTTTTGGCTACTTTTTCTATAAATTTTTCACTTACATCAAATGTTGATCCAAATTTATCAGGATTTGTTGTTAAGTATTCTTTAGTTTGACTATCAAACGAAGGATTCTCTATTACAGATTTCAATATAATCATCATATTATCTTGAATAATATTTTGTTTAATTGTTATCTTTTTTCTTTTGATTCCCTTTGTTTTTACATAATTCTGTAATTTCCTACTTATTAACTTTGCCACATAATCTACGTGTTTTCCACCTTTATATGTGCATACTCCATTTACAAATGATATTTGTTCAAATCGGTCATCATTTGATGCACTTACTATAATTGACCATCTATCATCTATTTCTTCATATACTCGTGGAGTTTCTGATTTATCTCCCATATATAAATCTGCATATTTCTCAAATGATTTATACTCTAATTTTTTACCATTAAAATATACTATCACTTCAGGACCTGTTGTAGCTGTGCAATCATAAACTCTTTTCTTTATTAATTGAATTATATCTTCATCTAATTCTTTCATACCAAATCTTTCTAAATCTGGATAAAATGTTATTTTTGTGTATGGTTGTCCTTTATATATATTTATTTGAGGATCATCTTTTTCATCCATATTATTTTTAAAAGTTTGAATATATAATAATTGTCTTTTACTATCAACTGTTTCTATTATGAATTTTTTACTAAATATATTTGTTAATTTAGCTCCATATCCATTCTTTCCACCTGTGATTTTTTTTTCATCTTTATCATAATTCGTGCTTGTTAATAAATTTCCAAATATCATTTCTGGAACATAAATACTGTATTCATTATGGATTGCTACATCTATACCTTCTCCATTATTATATACTGATATCATATTCTCTTTTGCATTTATATCTACTTTTATTTGAGTTACTTTTATTGCTGATGTTTTATTCAATCTCGTGTATTGGTCTATAGCATTCACTAATATTTCATCAAATATTTTATATAATCCTGGAACTATATTTATTGTTTTCTTTAATATTTTGTTACTCTCTTCGTCATATACATATGTTTCTATTTCACTCATTTCTACTGAACCAATATATGTATCTGGTAATTCTTTTATATGTTCCAATTGAGATTTCTTCTTATATTTATTCTCGATTGAGTTTTTATCTGAGATCTCTGTAGCTATTTTTTTTGTTGTTTTCTTAATAGACATAGTTACTATAATATTATATAATGACTATTATTTATATACTTTGTTTTCAGTTTTTTTATAAATTAGTTATAATTATGTTATTGGATATCTATTTTTATTAGAAATATTACAATATTACAGTAGCAATTTTGAATAGAAAATAAGTAAAAGTTGTAAAAAGGCGTTATCGTTTTTTTATAATAAATTTAATGGGATAATAGAGTTAATAAATTTACATGCATATCATTTTTATTTAATAATTTAAATTCTTCGCAATTTAGGACAATTATTTCAAATTTGTATCTAAAATAAAAATCATCAAAGAAATTTTCCATATGATTTAATAATTCTAGTGGTGTGTAGAGTCTTTTTAAATTTTTAGGAAATTTTATTATTGTTTCGGTATCTTTTCCATGATTATTTAAAGAAAAATTATAATCTAATATTAATTCTTCAATATTATCAGATAATTTGTTAAATATAGATAGATCATTAGAATAATTATTTCTAATATTTAGATATTTTATATTTTTTGGTAAATTATTTATATCTTCTTCTTCAAATCCATTAGGACACATATAGTTAAATAATTTTAAATGAGTTACTGATTCGGGTATTTCTTCATATTTAGTATAGTTAGATATCATAAGATATTTTATAGTTTTAGGAAAATCTTTTATTGAATGGTTATAGTTTTCTGGTAATTCTACATATTCTATTCCTGTTGGTAATATTAATTTATTTATGTTACATTCTCCACTTATTCCTGCTGTTTCTAAAAATACTAATTTTTTTAAATTTTTAGGTAAAGTAGGTATTCTAATAGAGTTATTAAAAATAAGAGTAATATATAATTCTTCTAAATAGTATGAAAAATTATATATAGTTAGTAATTGATATGTTGAAAAATTTATTGATAAAGATTTTAAATTTTCTGGAATTATTATTTTTTTATCATAATTGGTGAATTCTGTTCTAGATGTTCCAATAGAGCATCTTCCTTCTATATTTATTTCTTCTATTGTATCAGGTATTGTAATATTATCATTTATATTTACTTTAAAAATGATTCTTTTTATGTTATTTGGTATTATTTTAAATATAAATTTTAGAGGTATATTAAAAGATGGTTTTATTTTCAATGTATTTATTTCTTGATCTTTTAATTTTACTGATAAATTTGATATATATGATTCTTGATCTGCTTCAACTATAAATTCTTTTAAATAAATAGAATTATTTTGATTATTATCATAAGTATCGTAAATTTTATTTTTTAAAATGGATTCGGATTTTTTTAATAATTCTTTATCAAATAAATAGATTGGTTCATTATTATTTTCATTAAATATAAAATTATTATATATTTTTACTTTATCTAATAATATTTTTTCTTTTTTTTGATATTTTATTTCTGTTTCATCTTCATTTTTATCTAAAGATTTTATTAATTTCATTTGTTTTCTTAATTCATTTATTTTTTCATCACTGTTTAAGTTATATGATTCTATAATAATATTAATATCTTCTATTATATCAGATAATTTTTTAAATTTTGATAAATTTTTTTTTAAATTTGAATGGATTTTATCAAAATCGTTTATATCTTTTTCAAAATAATCATCTATTATTTTCTTTTTTTTTATGAGATTATAATTATTAAAACTTTTATTAGATCCAAAATAATTTTGAGAATTCATAGAACCGATTGATATGGATTGATTATAATCATCTGATTTAGATGGTGTATTAGTAAAAGATGACATTAATATTCCATTATTTTTTGTATTATCATCATTATATAATTTTGATATGGGTTCTTTACCAAATTCTAATTTTAATTCAGGTGCTGTTCCAATTGTAAATGCTGAACTTGATATTGATATAAAATTATTATAGGTATTCATATTAAATATATAAGAATATATTAAATTTTTTATATATTAAATTTATTTTTTTTTAAAATCAATTTTACTATTATTAAATTTATTTTTTATAATTTTTACATACTAGTCACAAATTTTTAAATACTTTTTTCATATATTTTTATAATTTCATATAAATTTATAAAAATGTTAGATCATTAAATATTAACAAATTGTCTTTAAATACGTTTTTTCATATATTTTTATAATTTCATATAAATTTATAAAAATGTTAGATCATTAAATATTAACAAATTGTCTTTAAATACGTTTTTTTATAATCTTCAAGGATATAAATAATTTATTATATTTCTATTTCTTGATGATAGAATATTTCAAATTCACTATTATTTAAAATTATTATTCTAAAATTATATCTTTTGCTTAAATTTTTTAAATCATATATATATTTCATAAATTTTTTTGGTGCATATAGTCTTTTTAGATTATTTGGAAATTTTTTTATTTCTAATTCCGGTTCTGTTGTTATTATTGCTCCCCATTCTATATATTTATATGTATTTTCAAAATTAATATTTAAAATTAAGTCTTCTATTGAATCTGATAATGTTTCAAATTTTAATGTATCTAAATTATAGTTTTTACTTATATTTAAAACTTTTAAATTTTTTGGTATTTTATCTGATTCTTGTGTCACTTTTGAATCTTTTGCTAATTTTAAATGAGTTACTGAATTAGGAATATCTTCATATTTTGATGTATTTGATAGTTTTAGATATTTTAGACTTTTCGGAAATTTTTTTATTGAATATTCATATATTTCTGGTAATTCTATATATTCTATTCCATCTGGTAATATTAATTCTTGTTTTATTTGACTTTCATGTGTAAATATTAATCTCTTTAAATTTGTTGGTAATTTTGGTATATCAAAATAATTTTGAGTATTTAAATATAATTTTTCTAAATTTATTGGTAGATCGTATATTTTAAAACTTTTCTCATTTAATATTAAATTTATTCTCAATATTTTTAATGTATCTGGTAATATTATTATTTTATCATTCTCTTTTGTTGTTTTTGTCCCTATTGATATTTGGTCTTCTAATTGATCATGACTATAAAATCCACCATAAGATATTTCTTCTACTGTATCTTTTATATTTTTTATAGGTGTTGTTACTATTGCATTAAAAATTATCTTTTTTATATTTTTTGATATACCTGATATTGGTTTTTTTAAATTTGAATTTATACATAATGTATCATATTTTTCATTCTTTATAGTTTGTTTAAATTTTTCTTTATCTTTTAAATTTCCTTCTTCATCTATATCAAATAAACTACGTATATAATATTCTGATTTATTATCCATTCCAAAAGAAATTCCATTTCTAAATAAATTTCCATCTGACATATAATTATATTTTATATTTCCATTATGATCATTTACCAATTCGCTTAAATTTTCTTCATTTGTTTTTGGTATATTTGGAAAATTACCATGTAATAATTGTAATCCATTATATATTTTTAATAAATTTTCAGAACATTCTGTCATTCCATATGTTTCTCTTATTATATTAAATTTTTCTTTTATATCTTTCAATTTATTTTTATCATCTATTTCTTCTGAATCTATTATTTGATTTATATCTTCTAATGTAGATGTTATCTTTTTAAATTTCTTCATATAAAATTTTAAATTTTTATAGTTTTCATCAAATTTTTCAAATTCTTCATCTAAATCTCTATCTATTAATTTTTTTTTTAATACTTGTTTAAATGATGATTGTCCAAATCCTGTATTAGAACTTGTATATCCAAATCCTATAGTAATGTTACTAAATGCACTATTTGTTTGTCCAAATCCTGTATTAGAACTTGTATATCCAAATTCTATATTAGAGTTACTAAATGCACTATTTGTTTGTCCAAATCTTGTATTAGGGTTACTAAATGCATTATTTGTCTGTCCAAATCCTGTATTAAAATTACTAAATGCACTATTTGTCTGTCCAAATCCTGTATTAGGGTTACTAAATGCATTATTTGTCTGTCCAAATCCTGTATTAGGGTTACTAAATGCATTATTTGTCTGTCCAAATCCTGTATTAAAATTACTAAATGCACTATTTGTCTGTCCAAATCCTGTATTAAAATTACTAAATGCAAATTCTGTATTTGGGTTAATAGTATTGCTATAAGTAGGTAACATATTATATAAAAAATAATTTCACATATTTTTAATAATTTATTTCAATTTTTAGACTTATGTA